AAATCTATGTGTACCACATGGATTTCAGAGGGGAAAGTTATGTGGACCACATGATAATAAAGGGGTGATTAAATATACTTACTTATTGTTATCTAAGGCAGCAGTGTATCACACATTTCCTCAGATGTCAACCCCTCCCAGACACTTTGAGAACCTACACAATGCCCCTTTACAGTAACACCCTGATGCCCTATAGTATAAGGGTGAGGACGGAGATAATCTTAAACTTTAACAGTCCTTGGTATGACTATAAACTGCCCACATTTCACACTAAGTAACACTCACCTTTTCATTATGACACGCGCTATTGCCCTGGGAATGCTTGGAGTTGCTAACACTGGCAACGACATCTTACAGGTCCTTGATGTGATTCAGCAGGACACAGATTCCTCTGTGAAACTGACTGAGAACGACAGCAGTATCACACTGGAATTCTGATGCTTACTGTGTGAATATTGTGTGTCCCACAGTGTGATTGTGGTTGGTTATTATGTGGGACACACAGTATCATCATGTGGACCACATGTGTGGGACACAGTGTTTCTATGTGGGGCGCATATGTGTCCCACACAGTAATACCAAAACGACAGTGTTTTATGGTATTATGTTATGGTGCCCCGCGGGGCGTAGCGAACCTAAGGGTAATGATGATCCCTAAGTGGATCTAAGGGTCTAAGGGTTACCCCCCCCCCTATGGGGTAATTCTGAGGATCTAACCTACAAAAGTATATACCCCCGAGGTCAATATGGGGACCTCTTTTTTAGTGCCCACTTTAGTGGGTTCTGTCGTATCCCTATATAATGCGTTGATACCTTTCACTTTATGAAAAAAAATCTGCCAGAAAAATTTTACCATATTTACCTGAGGGGAAAATGTGTTTATAACTGTCTGGATCAGAAGAGGTTCACCAGTACCTATAATACGATGAGGGAGATGGTGGAACTGTTAGATACTGAATATGATGTGGAGGACATAACCTATGAGGTCGTGGAGACCCTCAGGACAATGGAAGAGAGTTCCTACTAGGGGGTTTACCTCACTAGTGAAGACCCTAGGGTCTGAGTTGACAGGGACTATATAAACTGCTAAAATGAACTTGTAGTGATTTAAAGACTATGGCCAAAGGATTTACTGTAAAGGCATCAGCACCACCCAAGAAGAATGTACCTGAGTGGGACTATGATGCCATCAAGGAAAGGTTCAGGGGTAAGACTATTGTATTCTGTCTACCTGGACGTGGTGTATCATATACATTCCTGAAGAACTTCGTACAACTGTGCTTTGATATGGTACAGAATGGTATGAGTATCCAGATCAGTCAGGATTATTCCTCAATGGTCAACTTTGCCCGTTGTAAGTGTCTGGGGGCGAATGTATTGCGTGGACCTGATCAGGTGCCATGGGATGGTAAGTTGAAGTATGATTACCAGTTATGGATTGATAGTGATATTGTATTTGATACTAATAAGTTCTGGCAGTTATGTGACCTATCACTAAATAGTGAGGGTGAGGAGAAGGGGATCACCGCTGGGTGGTATTCCACTGAGGATGGTAAGACCACATCCGTCGCACACTGGTTGGATGAGGGAGACTTCAGGAACAATGGTGGTGTGATGAATCATGAGATGGTGGATAGCATTCAGAATCGTAAGAAACCATTCACCGTTGATTATACTGGATTTGGATGGGTGATGATTCAGAAGGGTGTGTTTGAGAATGAGAGGATGAAGTATCCATGGTTTGCTCCTAAGATGCAGGTCTTTGAATCTGGTGCGGTACAGGATATGTGTGGTGAGGATGTATCATTCTGTCTTGATGCTATTGAGGCTGGTTATGAGATCTGGTGTGATCCACGCATCAGGGTTGGACACGAGAAAACGAGGGTAATCTAATGCCATTTAAGGTAAGGAACACGAAGTTTGATGTGATCATGGGAACATTTCCCACGGAGTCAGCAGCACAGACATGGATTGATGAGAAGGCTGCTGGTGGTGATCCTGTGACCACTGATACACCACATATCAATAATACCGATTGTGTCATTGAGGAGTATAGTTAGGATGCCATATAGGATTAGGGATATTAAGAATGACACCATCGTGGTGGATTCCCTGGCATCACAGGTTGATGCACAGGATTGGGTGGATGCTAATGTGAGTCCACCTAATGAGGAGGGAAAACTTGAGATCGCAAATGCATACATTGAGGAATACATCTAATGGCAAAGGTTAAGAAGTCACTGTTAGGCGCAGTGTTTATTGAATCCATCCCAAAGAAGACAAGACAGGGTGAGGGGAAACATACAAAGTATTCTGCATCCAGCAGGGGACCCGCGAAGAAGAGATACAGGGGTCAGGGTAAGGGATGAGACTTAGGTATTGGGGTCATTAGACCGAGGGGGGTTCCGACCCCTCTTTTTTTGTGTGTATTTTTATGTATAGATAAATCAGCGGGAAATCTCTATTAAATGGCATGTTTGATCTGTAACCTCCCTAATGTGGAGGTCTATGTAAGGAAGGAATATCTCACCGACCATACGTCCGGTTGGGGGGAGTTCGTCAAGGGTTGGTGGGTATCAGCAAAGAGCATACCTGGTAGGGCATTCTATTTTGAGACCTACCTTCCAGAATATGCGGCAATGTATGATAAGTTACCCATCAGTGCATTTGTATCAGAACCAAAGACACCTGATCCTGATATGAACCTGTATAACCTACAGTTCTGGAACTGTATGGACTATGGCATTGTTGCCATTAATAAGGCATTCATTGGGTCAATGGACTTTGAGGTGTTCACAAGGGATCATGGTATCCAGAAGGGCATCTATGTGTGTACGATAGACAACTACCACCAGGATGTTGATACCATTGATTACAGCACCTCTGAGATACCATCAGAGCACAAATCACATAACCTCATACAGTTGAGGAATGGTCAGTATTGCCTGTATCCCAATAACAGGACCCGTATATTTGATAACAGTCTGACACCTGATAATCCAGCAATGCCTGACTTCAAGGTATCAACCGTGGAATATCAGGTTGAGAATGGTCATGACAGGATGGGACTGGGTGATGAGGATTCATACTTCTGGAAAACATCAAAGGAAAGAAATCCCGAATAAACCCTATAAATAAAGACATATCCTAGTGTGTCCATAATATGCCTGTCCAGAGGGTTAGTAAACCATTTAAAGATATAAGTGCGACGTTTCAGACTAACCCACTGAACAATGATCTGATCGGATTGAAGAATGAGAATGCGATCTCAAGATCAATCCGTAATCTGATCCTCACGAATCCTGGTGAAAAACCATTTCAACCTGATGTTGGTTCTGAGGTATATGCATCACTGTTTGAGAACCTGGATCAGGTAACTGGATCAGATATCAAGCAACAGATTGAGAATACGATTATTAAGTATGAACCTAGGGTTAATCTTACCAATGTGGTTGTAAAACCTAATATTGAGAATAACTCATTTGATGTGTCAATCCATTACGGTATTATTGGTATTGTTGCATCAGCACAGCAGATAACATTCGCATTAGAGCTTTCCAGGTAAATGCCTTTAGTCAACTTCAGCAATCTAGATTTTAATCAGATCAAAACATCCTTGAGGGATTACCTTCGTGCGAATTCCAACTTTACTGATTATGACTTTGAGGGATCCAATCTCTCAACCATTATAGATCTGTTAGCATATAACACCTATATTAGTTCATATAATGCTAATATGGTGACCAATGAGGTCTTTATAGACAGTGCCACATTAAGGGAGAATGTGGTATCATTGGCAAAGAATATAGGATATACACCCAGACCTAGGAGATCAGCAAAGGCACAGGTATCCTTTGCTGTGGATGTATCAGGGACCACAACGGTTGCGGTAACACTCAAGAAGGGTATTGTTGCTGTCTCAGCAAGTACATTTGGTAATCAGTCATATACCTTCTCAATACCAGAGGATATCACGGTTGGTGTTAATGATGATGGACTTGCCATATTTGATACCATCACCGTGTATGAGGGAACATATATTGAGCAGAAGTTTAATGTAAACTCAAGGACCCCCAATCAGAAGTATATCCTTCCCAATAGTGGTATTGATACCAATCTGATCAGGGTGAGTGTAAGGGAGTCTGCTAACTCCACAGTATTAAGGGAATATAAGGAATCAAAGGGATTATTTGAGATTAGTAGTGATTCACCAATCTACTTCCTACAGGAGGTTGATGGTGAGAGATATGAGGTACTGTTTGGTGATGGAATCTTTGGTCTACCAGTACAGGAACCAAATGTGATTGAGGTTGGATATATCATCTCAAACGGATTGGATGGTAATAATATTTCAAGACTTGCCTATGCTGGTCAGTTGGTTAATAATAATGGGGGTTCACTCACATCAAACATAACCACCATGGTTGTGGATCAATCCAGTTTTGGTGGTGCTGATATTGAGAGTGTGGATTCAATCAAAAGATTCGCACCACAGATTTATGCCTCACAGAACAGGGCGGTGACCGCTGTTGATTATGAGACGATGATACCCAAGATTTATCCAGAGGCTGAATCAGTATCAGCATTTGGTGGTGAGGATCTAAATCCACCCAAGTTTGGTAAGGTTATGATCGCGGTGAAACCAATCAATGGTGTATTCCTATCCTCCACGGTTAAGGAGGATGTACAAAGACAACTTAAGAGATACTCTGTTGCTGGTATCATTCCAGAGATTGTTGACCTCAAGTATCTCTATGTGGAGAGTAACTCATTTGTATATTATAATGAGAACAAGGCACCTGGTTCCGCTGCCGTATTGGGTCTGTGTAGGACCAATGTGAACACCTATGCTGATTCAGCAGAGTTGAATAAGTTTGGTGCTAGGTTTAAGTATAGTAAGTTCCAGAATGTACTGGATAACAGTCATACATCAATCACATCCAATATCACCACCGTGAATATGAGGAGGGACATGCAATGTGTCCTAAATTCATTTGCTGAGTATGAGATATGCTTTGGTAATAGATTCCATATCAAGAACCATGGACATGGAACCCATGGTGGTGAGATTGGATTAAATATCAGGTCATCTGGTTTCAAGGTTGCTGGTATCTCTGACACCCTTTATCTTGGTGACTCCCCTGATAATTCATTGAAGAAGGGTACACTGTTCCTGTTTAAGTTGAACTCTGAGACTGAGTTTGTGATTGTAAAACAGAATATTGGTTCTATTGACTATGTGAAGGGTGAACTGATGATCTCACCAATAAACATCATTTCTACTGTAGTAAATAGAGGTGAACCACTTATTGAAATATCTGCCACCCCTTACTCAAATGATGTAATTGGAAAGCAGGACCTTTATCTTCAACTTGATACAAATAATGTATTCATAAATGCTGTAACAGATGAGATTGCATCTGGTGATGATATTTCAGGTAGTAACTACATAGTTACCTCATCCTACTCAAATGGGAAACTTGTTAGGGGCACACCCATCATTACTGGAACAGAAGCAACGACAGCAGCAGCATCAACCACCACAACACAATCAAATGTTCAGACTGCTGAATCATTTAGTGTAACAACTGGAATGAATGGTTCAACTCAGACCACCCAGAATACTTATTCATCTGGCACCACTGGTGCATCTAGTTCATCATCCTCTTCAAGTTCAGGTTCCTCTTCAGGTTATTAATAAGAAATGGCGGTAGATAGAGTTAAAATTCAGGATGTCATTACATCCCAGATCCCTGCATACGTAAGGGATGACTTTCCCCTCCTGGTTAGTTTTTTAGAGGA